GAAGATTGGGAGTATAACAAGAATATATTGGTGGACGGCGGAAAATGCATTGTGAGGCGAATCAAAGCGAAAGAATTATGGGATTTAATTATTAAATGTGCCCATGCAACTGCCGAGCCAGGTTTAATGTTTTTGGATAATCATTGGGATTATGCACCTGACACAGTTTACCCACAATATAAAAGTGTTACAACTAATCCTTGTTCGGAAATTATGACACAAAAATATGATTCTTGTCGTTTAATGGCTATGAATATGTTTTCGTTTGTTAATAACCCTTTTACATCTGAGGCTACATTTGATTTTGAAAAGTGGCGTAAAGTGGCATATGAGCAACAAGTATTGGCAGATATATTAGTAGATTTGGAAATAGAGCACATTGAGAGAATTTTAGAAAAGATTAAATCTGACCCTGAGCCAATTGCAGTAAAAAGAACTGAATTGGAATTATGGGAAAAAATGAAGGAAACTGCTAATGCAAGTCGTAGAACTGGTTGTGGATTTACTGCATTAGGTGATACTTTAGCCGCCTTTAATTTAAAATATGATTCAGATGAATCTTTAGAATTTATTGAAAAAGTTTTATCTGTTAAATTTGAATCAGAACTAAATGCTTCTATTGATTTGGCAATTAGAAAGGGAACCTTTGGTGGGTGGACGGCGGAATCTGAATTTGAATTTGATAATTATGGCACACCAATAAAAGGGCAAAATCCATTTTATCAATTTATGCTTGAAAAATTCCCTGAAACGGCTAAAAGAATGGCTTTGTATGGACGGCGAAACGTAAGTACTTCTACTGTTGCTCCAACTGGTTCGTTATCTTTATTAACTCAAACCACAAGTGGTTTGGAGCCTGTGTTCATGGTTACATATACCAGAAGAAAAAAAGTTAACCCAGGTGAGAATGTACGAGTTGATTTTGTAGACCAAAATGGAGATTGTTGGATGGAATATGCAGTAATGCACCCAAAATTTATTTATTGGTATCATATACAAATAGGCCAAATTTACGATTTAATTGATTGTAAAACATATTTAGAAAGTTTGTCAATCAGTGGAATAAATGGATTAGTTAAAAAATCACCGTGGAATCAGTCTACTGCTAATGATATTAATTGGGTGAAAAGAGTGCAAATGCAGGGTATTATACAAAAATATGTTACACATTCTATTAGTAGCACAATTAATTTACCCAACGATGTTTCAGTTGAAGAAGTTTCTAATATCTATTTAAAATCTTGGGAACACAATTTAAAAGGTGTAACTGTTTATCGTGATGGATGTAGAAGCGGTGTAATGATTTCAAATGAAACAAAAAAATCGCCGTCCAATCAATTTTCATATAATGATGCGATAAAACGACCAAAGGAATTACCTTGTACAATACACAATGTTAGTGTAAATAAGGAACCGTTTACTGTTGTAGTTGGATTATTAGACCAAAAACCATATGAAGTTTTTGTGTTACCCGCTGCTGTAATGAAAGACTATAAAACTGGTTTGTTGTCAAAAAAAGGAAAAGGTACTTATACCCTTACTTGTTCATTAGATGATGAAATCTCTATTGTTAAAGACATTACTGCAAATATGACAGATGAACAAGAGGCAATTACCAGATTAGTTTCAACTTCATTAAGACATGGAGCAGATGTAAAATTTATCTGTGAACAATTGTTGAAAACTAAAGGTGGTTTAAATAGTTTTACAAAAGCTATTGCAAGGGTATTAAAAAAACACGTTCCAGATGGAGAGAAAAGTGGAACAGTTTGTGAAAGTTGTGGAAGTGGGCAGGTAATCTACGAAGATGGGTGCCAAAAATGTATTGATTGTGGTGCTTCGCGTTGCAGTTAATTTTGTAAGTTTCTCCTGCTAAATATTTATAATAAAACGCGGGTATGTTGAACTTCATTTTAACGGTTAATACTTCCAATGGAGTTTTTTATGGTGGTTCAATAAAGGCAGCAAACGTCGATGATGCAGACGAAGCTGCCTTTATTATTTTCACTAAGTTAAAAAAAGATGGAATTGGAAGTGTATTAGGAATTGACACAGTAGATTATTTTAACTTCAAAGGTAATTTACAATTGTTAAATAATGATGAAATAAATAATTATATTTCTTATTATCGTTTACCTTATGATGAAAATGTAGATGATGTATTTTTAGAAAAATTGTTAAAATTTTTTGAAACCAAAGAAGAATATGAAAAATGCTCAATCATATTTAAAAAAATGAATATGATGTTAGAAGCAGCTTAAAAAAAAATATGTTAAATAAATTAATATTTGAAAATTTAGAAAATTATAGTATAACTATTAAACCAGCAAAGTACGCTGCTGGGGTATTGCCAGTTTGTTTAAATACTGGTAGAATGTTGTTGTGTAAACGTGGCCCCAAATTAGAAAGTGAACCTAATAAATGGAGCCATCTCGGTGGTAAGTCTAATATTGGTGAAACTGCTTATGAAACTGCTGTAAGAGAGTTTTATGAAGAAGGTGGTAAAATTATGCCAGTTAAACTTATACCATCAGTTGTACACGAGAAATCAGATGGTTTTAAATATTATCATTTTATTGGTTTAATACAAGAAGAATTTAAACCAATAATTGGGAAATTAACAGTAGATTTTGAAATTGAAATTTCGGATTATAAATGGTTTACTTTTGATGAATTGTATAAATTTAATGAAAATAAATTACATTGGGGTTTTGTTAATTTTAGAAAACAAGTGAAAAAGCAATTAGAAGATTTGTTAAAATCTAAACGTTAAAAAAAGATTTAATATAGTGTTTAACAAACATTTTCTTTAATTTAGAAATTGCATTGTCGATTTTTAATTGTACCAAAATATCGCCATTAAAATTTATGTTTTGTTTAGTTGAAACCGAACAAAAGAATATATATTCTTCGGTTTGACATAATATATGTATATCCGAAAACGTTATATTTTCAGACATATATATTTTTTTTAACAAACTATTAGGTAATTGTTGAACTTCAATGCTTTCTTTCTTTTTTTCCATAATATTCAATAATATTGAAATATAATGAGAATCTGGTATTACACCAGCAAAAGTTTTTAAAGATGAAACAACTGGATGTTGTTTATGTGCTTCAAAGACGGCCTTTACAAAATAATCTTTACCGAGTTTAGGTATTGATCCTCCATTTCCACCTCTAAAAATTAAAACTCTGTCTATTGCTGGGTCAAGTACAAGATCATCAATTGTATCTATAATTTCTTTAGTGTCGTTATAGAATTCCTCAGCATTTTGCTTTTTTTTCATTTTAACAAATCTGTCATACAATCTAAGTCCAACTCCACCAGAAAGTAAAGCACATAAAATTAAAACTATGTTTTGAATTATTTGTTCAATCATATTTATTTTTATATTTATAACATAAATAATACTAAATGTTAAATAGATTTTTTGGAATAAAATTTCCATTTCAAAATAGCACACAAGGTTTCTATTTTGACTTAACAAAAACAACAAAAGAATCTGTTAAAAGTAATTTGTTGCATCTCTTATTAACAAAAAAGGGGGCGCGATTATATAAACCAGATTTTGGTTGTGATTTATATCAATACATATTTGATCCTATGGATAATCAAACATTTGATTTAATTAAAAATGAAATTGTAACTGCAATTCAATCAAATATCCAAGGTATAAATATTGACAACATCGAAATGACAACAGATTCACACGCTCTGAATTTACAAGTTAATTACAGTTACAATGACGGAATTTTTTTGGTTAAAGATTTGTTAAACATTAAATTTTAAATGTCTCCTTCATCTGTTAAATGTTGTATTCAATATAATATCCTTTCATTTCCATTCTATTGTTATGTTTTTTTAATCGTTCAACAAAATAAGAATAATTCCACCCCATTTTTTTAGTAAAATCTTTAGATGTTATATTATCTTCAATTAAAACGTCGTTTTGGTAAACTTTTATTGGCTTTGCTCTTGGGTTTTTCAAACCGTTCTTTTCCATACCACAAAAACCAACTTTGGAGTTTTTATGTGCTAAAGACATTTTTAATTTGACTTCATTTGATATTTTTTTACCTGTATGTGCCAAACTAATTTTTTTCCTTTCTTCTTCTGTTACAAATTTTTTACCACCTCTGCCACATTTATCTATATTTTTTAAATTATAAAATTTTGAATAATAATCGTACCAAAATATTTCTTTGGCGTTTAATTCACAATCTGAACATTCTTCAACTATTTTAAAAATAATATTTTCAAATCCAACTTTTCTTATAAATCTAACAATATATTGTTTTCCGTCTCTATGTTTGTTGTGTGGGCGGCTTAACCACTCATATTGATATTGCCGCCTTTTGAGGTTATTTGTTTTGCCAATATATACAAATTCATTATTGTATAAAATAGCATATATACAGATTGTTTTAAATGTCTCCTTCATCTGTTAAATGTAATGATAAGCCTTTTATGTTTTTTACACCTATTTTTAAAAATTGCATTTTCGTTCCATAACCAACGTGTGTCCATTTAGGTTCGATTGATGTACCATATTCCCATATGCATTGGCCGAAAACAACGTTCTGTCTAACCCAACGTAACACATCAGCGTTTTTCACTCCATTTTTTCCTTGCACATCAATTGCGTGGGCATTTTTGTGTTGAGATGTTGACGACCCACCAACGGCATTGTTTAATGCAATTGACCTATAACCAGAGGTTAAAGTTACATTACCTTTAAAATGTTCATAAATTTTATCGTAAACTTTTGCAATTTGTTTTGCATTATCTAACAGAGATTTTGGTAAACGATTATCAATCCCTCTAATTGTTGCAGTATATGATCTGGTAAAATCTTTGACTTTTAAATATTTTGATAATTGTGTTTCGCCGTCCACAAAACCAAAACTTTTAGTTAATAATGCATCTGGATTACTATTTCTTTTTGCCATAATAGTTTATTTGTAATATATATGGCAAAATATAAAAAATAAAATGCTTATTTAGTTGATAATCAAGTTAAATTTTATAGAGTTTTTTTGTCGCTTCGCTTTGAAAATACTCTAATGTATTAAGATTCAACATTGTTAATTTCCCACCATTTGCTGATCCTGTATCAATATTTATAACATTTGATACAAATTCAGGTTTATGTGACACAGTTGGAGTATGACCTATAATAACACTATCAAAATTAAAATTAACATTCGTAAAGTTAAATTTTAATTTTTTATTCTGAGCGTTTGCAACTATTGCTTTTTGAAAAAGTGATCTGTTAATTGCAAAATTAATTTCTTTTTGATTTGTAACTGATTTTCTTGTATCAAAGCCAGCATGGCATAAAAAAAACTGTTTGTAACTATACCAATATTTTGTTTTTTTAAAATATGCCGTTAGCAATTCTCTATAATTTTTACACTGTAATAAATTTGTTAAAGTTTTTTCTGCACCTGATTTTAACCATGTTTTATTAACTTTTCCAGTTTCATGCCAATATTTTAACCATAAGTCATGGTTGCCAACACAAGGGAAAAAATTATTAATTTTTGATAATTCTTCTAAACACATTGTGCTATCATTAGCATATCCATCCAATAAATCGCCAATAAAAAATAAAACATCTTCTTTATAATTAAAATTTGTTTTTTGAAACAATTGGGATAATCCTTTAAAATTACCATGTAAATCACCTAAAACAAAAGTATTTTTTTGCAACTTTTTTTATTATAAATAGAAAAGCATCTAATCGCTTAGATGCTTTTATTATTATTTTCTTTGCAACATAAAATCTTTTGGGTCAAGACCCACGGTGTCCCAGTATTCAATTTCTTCTGGACTTAACCTCATAGTGTCTTCGTATGATGTTTGATTTGTTTCATGTCCTTCAAATGGAATACTATTAATCAATTCTAAATCAGATTGTAAAATAAACGGTTTATCATCTGGTTTAGTAATCATTAATTTGCTTCGTATTTCAGGTTTAAAACAAACAAATAGCGGGTGGACGGCGGAATTAAACTTATGAATATAAAGTTCGGAATTATAATCTACAAAATTCTCATCATTGTAAATGTCAACTAAACTACAATTTATATGATATTCTGTTCTTATAAAATCAACAAAAACTCCCTTTTTTAAGTTTTTAACTTTGTATTTTACATCTTTCCATTTATCAATATCTGATATAATTGCAGTTAAATCTCCATCTAACAATTTATTATTTATTGTTAATTGCCCATTTTCATACAAGTAATTTAACAATTTTTTAATTTGTTTTCTGTCGTTAGATTTAAACACGTTGTCAATTGTACTTAAATCTGTTGTCGATAACTCGTGTGTGGCAAATGTAGTATTTACACTACTGCTGTCTTTATCTTTTAAAGACTTTCCGCTATTAATGTAATATACAGTTTCACCTAACTCAAAATCCAAACCATTATTAATCAACATTTCCATGTGAACTTGTCGATTAAGTGGACGCCCATTTTTATTAACACCTTTTATATGTTCAAGGTATTCTTCTTTGGTTTTTTTAATTTTTGCCTTTGAGGCAATTAATCTCGCACTTAATTTCTTGTTAGAAATTTTTTCAATATAATCCCAATAAGCGTTTACAAATTCTAATGGTTGATTCTTTAACATTTTTAATGTCTCAATTTCAACAAACTGCGCAATATATTCAGATTGCGTTTTCTTGATTACCGCTCCACCAACAATTTCTATTTTTTCTACAATATCGCCTGTTTTTTTATCTTTTACATTTTTTAGATACATGTAGTTACCTTTACTAAAATTAATTACTGATTCTACTATTTCATCAATGTCGAGGCCCATAATGCCTTTCATAAAGGTATCATTGTATTCTGCAACGTGTGCGGCAATGCCGATGTATTCCTTACCCTTAGAAACTAACCAGTTGGCTCCTGTGCCAATGTATTTGTAGTTAAGGTCTGCTGCGCCTATTGAAAAGAAAACGCCATCTGTGTGGGCTATGGTGGCGCTAAACCCTCGTTCAGTAAACCACTCAATTAAATGACGTAAATGTTGTCTACCGTTACAAGTAATACCGTTTGCAACAATTAAGTCAGCAAAAGGTGTAACACCAGCAGCACCCATCATACCATAAAAAGAGTTAATTAGAATCTTAATAGGTAATTGACGAACTTCAAATTTTTTACTAAGAACCAGATCGCCTTTTTCTTTATATTCATTCATCAACCCTTTATATTTTATTCGGGTTGACCAACCAAAATACATGAATAATTTAAATACACCAAACAAATCAATACTTGGTGTTTTTACATGTTCATAAAATTCTGCTGGATACAAAGATGAAAAGTCGGCCTTAAACGATTTTCCATGATACCCACAAGACAACATTGAGACTAATCCACCACTAAACTCTCGTGGTTCATCAAACTCAGGAATTCCTAAATTATATTTATAAGAATATGTTGCAAGTAATAATTTCCAAACAGATGCACCACCCATAGTTGCAGCCCTTTGATAAGATGTTGGCAACCATTTAGAAATTAAGAACGTAGCCTGAGAATAGTGTTCATCCAATTTAACAGTTTCCCAAAGGTCATCTATCAAATATTGTTTAATAATTTCCGATCCTTTCGTTAATTTATACTTTTTGAAATCTTTTTCTGGAAAGAAATTTTCTTTGTTCGTTAAATTGTTTCTAAATTCTTTCAAAAACGCTTTTAATGTCTCAAATTTTGTTGGGTTTACAGTTTTCAACCAGCTACCTGCAAATTTTTCTAATTGAAAACAAACTACATCGTAATTTTTAAATTTTTCATACAAATCTTTAGAAAAAACTTCTAAATCCTCATTAAATTTTATAGTATTGTTGCAGTTAGCCATAAATTCGCCGTCCAACTTCTCATCCCAGACATACAACGTGTTTTCATTAGAATACATAAACGTTGATTGTCCACGTTTTTTAATTTTAGAAAAATTGTAAGGTGATTGTTCAAAAACAATTTCTTTATGGTATTTAAACCAATCTCCATTTTCCTCATTTAAATAAAAATCAGAAGTGCTATTTTCAACTTCGCCAATTTTTCCGCCGTCCACATAAACCCTATTTTTCTTCGCTAAGTTAGCATGTTTTACATTGTCTTTTAGTTTAAAATTAGGTATTGATTTGTTAATGGCAGCAGCCCTTTTAACTGCAAACATTGTGTCACACAAATTCATACCTAAAATAGAGGTTTGCATATATCTTTCACTACTACCTCCAACCTTTAAATTACCCATTCTCCTACTAAAAGTTTGTTTACTGTTAATGTAAACATCAAACTTCGAGTAATATTCTTTAAAAATGTCTCGTATTTTAGTGAAAGTTTCTTCTTCATCTCTAAAATTAGATAACATCTCATATCTTTTTAAGATAAAGGGAAAGTCAAAGTGTTCTCCATTATAAGTTAAAAACACATCGGGTTGATTTTCCATTACAATTTTGAAAAATTCTTCGATTATTATTCTTTCTTCCTTATTGTTATCCGCATTTAAAACGGTTTCAAAGCCGTTGTTACACATTATACCAATTTTAAAAATTCGACCCATGTGGGGAAATAATGCGGCGTCGTTTCTATGTGAATATTCAATTTGTGCTTTGGTTTCAATGTCCATCGTCATAATACGAAGGTCGGTATATTCTTCAAAACCTTTAAATAATCTCTTTTCTTTTTGAATCATGTATTGTTCCAGCGGAGAAACATTAAAAAAATGCCGTTCTTCACCAACAAAAACATCAATACCTTCTTCTATATAAACATTAAAAAGGTCTTGAAAACCCTTTTTTGATTCAAAAGAGAAGTCATTATCTATCAATTCAGTTAACTTAAAATTATCAAGTTTAAGTTTTATATTTTCTGATAAATCTTTGATATAAGTTTTTATAAAATCAATACCAGATGTTTTTATTTTTTTCTCAAAAAATTCAAAAACTTTTGATGGTCTTACTTTTTCGTTAAAAACTTTAAACACAAAATCACATAAACCTTCGTAATTCACTTCTGTAAAAGAATCGTCTTCTTCGCTTTCAAGTAAGTGAATTAAACTTTCATTTGCGTTTGTTAAATCAATGAGTGTAAACAAACTTGACTTAAAAGGAAACCCAAGAAAAAACAATAATTTTTGATATTGAGTGCTGGTAGCCCAGAAACTTTTAAATTTAAATGAATCTAAAAATACACCTGATTTTTTCCACATATCCAAACCGCCTTCATGGAAAAAATCTATAAGATTTGCAAAACTACCTTGTATCTTTTTAATACTACCTTTACGAGTATATGCCAAGGTTGGATTAGTATAATTAACATTGTCTTTTGGTGGATTTATATGTACCAAATATTTAAAACCGTTTTCAAGTCGATCAATTTTTTTATCAACTTGTGTAACAGTTTCAGTAATACTAATATTATATTCCTGCATTTTTTTGTAACAGAGTTTTTTGCGATCAGTTATATCTTCTATAAACTGTCGGACAAAAACTTCTGTCATATCTGGTGATTCTCCTACAACTTCGAGTTTATCTGAAAGATGTAAAACTTCACCTTCATGTAAAATACTTTGAGTATCTTCATTGTAATCGTTGATGTGGACGGCGAAATAATTCCAACAAAAATCTTTTTCAAAATCAAACCCCTTAAACCAAACAAAAGGTTTAAAAGTATCTGCTTTAACAGTAATATCTTTATCTTCTTTTTTTCGAATAAAAAGTTTAACTTCGTTTGAAAAATAATTAACATCTATATAACGAATACCTTCTTCTGGGTCTTCACCTAAAAGAAGCCTTTCAATGTCTTCAAGATTTAATCTTATTTTTTCGCTAACCATATTTTTTTCCACAAATATATGGTGTTTTTGCTATTTCTGCAAAAAATTTCCAGTAAAACGGTAAAATAAGTAAATTTTTTACAGTGAGGTAGTTTTTAAATTGCGTTTAGTCAATTCAAACCCTTTTATAAAAGGGGTTTCTTCAATATCCCAATCTGGTAAAAATTTTGGTAGTAGTTTTTTGTAAATGTTGTGTCTGCGATTAACACTGGTTAATAATCCTTCGGGGCGGTAAGACAATTTTGCATCTCGATACTTTAAATATAATGAATTTATCTCTTGGAAATAACGCAAATCTGCAACCTTATAAGCCTTTTCAATATCCCATTGACTCTCATCTCCATCTAAGTATTTTAAAAATCTTTCAACCCAGTCTAACACCATGTTTTGATATGATTCTATGTATCTTAAAATATCTTGTTTAAAGAATGGTAAAATTGCAGTTATTTTTTCTTTTAACTCTTTTTCTAAATCTTTATAAGGTAATTTTCTTAATATTTTATCATCTCCTTCATCAGTGTGTGATTCAATTTGTATTTTATTTAAATTAAATTTTTCTACTATTTTTGGTAGATAAGAAAACACGCCGCGTAAAATGTCAAAATCAAGAGGTTGGTTGGGGTTTGAATCCATTTCATCATTAACAAAAAAACGGATGTCACCTATCTTATCGTCCCCTACATGTTTTAATAAAACTACAATTTTAACTTTATTATTTTTTGCAGTTGTAAACGTGAACTTTTGATATTCCATTGCACTATTAGTTCCTCTATTTCTAACAAAAGTACCATGTTTAACACCCTTTGGCATTTTTTTATCAATAATTTCTAAAAGTACGTTTTCAGTTACTAAGATTTTCATAATATCGTAATATATAATTGTTCTTTAATTGGTATTATAAATTCTGAATTATCATCTAAAAACGTAATTTCAAACCAACCAACAAATTTTCCTTTTTTCGATGTGTCTGCTGCTGCCCATTTATATTGAATAAAAATTTTCTCATGGCAATCGGTGCAATCTTTATCAACTAATATACAACATTCTTTACATTGTAAAAAGGGGATGCAAGTGTTTTGTTCTTGCATGAAAAATTTTATAGTTGCGTTTTCTAATCTTTCATATAATTTTTGATAAGTGTTAATCCCATCTTCTAATAATTCAACTGTTAACACGGGCATCATTGAATGTTGTTTAATATAAAAATTCATATTTTATACTTTTTTACTATAAATACAAATTTTCATAATTACATCTAATATTACTTAAAGATAATGGAGTGTCGTATAAACAAAAAGAATGAATAGTGCCTATAAAGGTACCTGCAAAGTTTTCTTCCAATATACCACAAATATTATTATCTGTAACAAATGTAAAACAATTTGTAACTTTCGGCGCTGCTTGACTATAATCTGGTAAATTCATGTTACAACAATGTGAAAAGTCGTCTGAATCAATTTCAACAGAATATAATACATTATTTAATACATCGTACATTAACTTTATTGTAAACTCGACGTAATTTGTGGTTTCTTTGATACTTATCTTTCCAAATTTGTTAGTTATATTAGTTTCTAAGAATTGTAATATTTCATCTGATTGTAGATAAGTATAATCCGTTGTTGTAAAAATTGTTTCACCATTTAATATTATACCTTTAAATTTTTGATCTTTTTTTATATAAAAGGAGTAATCGCAAACATTATATTCTGTTGTTGTACCAGTTTGCATTTCAATTAAACCTTGGGTTCCTCCACCAATACTAATATTAAAAGGTACGCCTAATTGTTTGTTACTTAAATCATCAAATTTATACGGAATAATATTAGGAAAATTGCGGTCTCTAAGTTTTAAAAAACCATTAACGTAAATACTTAATACCCCATATGTTAATTCTTTTGGTTTACAAGTTAAATGATCGTGGTTTTCAAATTTTATAGTTACCAAATAATTTTGATTATCTTGTATTATTTCTTCCTCACTATATTTTTCGTAAACTTGGTTAAATTCTTCAAATTTACCTTCAACGCAACTACCAGATGTTCCAAGATACCTATAACCTATATTACCATCAGGTGTAATTCTAAACGCTAAGGCATTATATTTTAAACCATCACAACAATCAGGTATTTCAAATGTAGTGCCAGTTGCAGTGGCAAAATATTCATTTAAACTGGGGCAATTAAAAAATAAAAAAGGATTTACACCTTCTGGTGGTGTAATGTGAGACATATCTTTAATTAAAGATTCTAAAAAAGTAATTCCACTTTGGACTTCATATCCTAATAAATGTTCTTTAAAAGAACAAAATTTATTTTCAGCGCGAGTCCCATAAAAATAAAAAATACCATCATTATTCGGGTAAACTTCGTTTAATAGTGGTTTATCTGTTTCACAAGTACAACCACTTTGTTTCATTAAATTAAATTCAGCTGTCCAACCGTTTTGAAAAAAATCTGGTAAAGTTTGATGAGAAATGCCATCTAATTTATAAAAACCTTGAAAAAAACCGCCACATAATTCTACTGACGTTCCACTTTGAATGTCATAACAAAATAAATCGCCGTCCACTTTTTTCACACAAAAGTTTAATTCGCCGTCCAACTCTAAAGAACTTGTTAAACTATTAACATATCTGGAATCATATCCTGTAATCCCAAAATTAACAATAGTTTGTGGTTCAGATATAGCATCAACCCAAGTATCATCTGCACAATTTTCGTCAGTGTGAACAAAATTGATACAAAGTAATGGATTTATAATTTCGTTACAACCACAGACATCTGAATAATTAGATAACTGAAAATCATAATAATCTCTTGTTGATAATTTTATATCAGGAGAGAATAACGTGTTTCTATTAATGTATGCCAATGAGTTTATATTTATATCTATAAATAATAAAGTAATGAAAATTATTATACCAGAACATCTTGTAACTGAAATTATAAACAAAGATTTGTCCTATATCAAAGGAGATCAACCACAGCCACAAACAGAAGTAGGCGTCGGGAGAATTCAAACAAATGGCAGACAAAGCACCACAGACGATTATGCAAGACAAGCAACACAAAACAACCCATTATATTATGGCCTTGGATACCTTAGAGAAGAATCTACCTCAGAAATTGCAAGTATTGATATTTTAGATACCTTAGATCAACGAGGACTTAAACAAGTAGTGAATACTCTTGTACATAATTTTAAAACAATACCAGAAGACAATAAAAGTGAAGCAATTGCAATCGCAATGAAATTCATTTTAAGTAATATAAATTGGAACGCTTTTGATCCTAATTATAAACAAGAATTAATTAGTTTAATAGGTTAAAATCGGGCAGGTCATTGTAGGTTAAGTAAGCAATTAATATAAGCAATTTTCGCGATCTTGCCTACATAAAAAACCTTTATAACCAATTAAAAATCAATAATTTATACGCAAAATTTAAAAATGGCAAATGCTGACCTTTTACGCAAACAATTTCCGTTCCCAAAAAGCCTCTTAGCAAGGATGGCTGAGGTAAATAACAAACAATTTTCAACTAAAATAAAACATTTTGTTAAGCAAGGTTTTTTAACTTATTATGACTTAAAAAATTTTATAAACGATTACCCTACTTTATCAGATGAAGAAAAAAATTCTCACGGTGGGGACATTTTTTTTAATTGGGTTACAAATGTTTTAAATAAAAGTAGGGAACGTGTTAAACAACATAAAAAAAATTTAACAGATGCTGGCAGTAGCAACATGTATATTAAACCGCATGAAAAAACACTTGCTATGAATGCAAATACAGATAAACATATTTATGAGAATACATATAAAATATATGTTTCAGAACAAACTTTTAAAAAAATAAAATATGGAAACTTGTAGTAGACTTGAAGAAATTGCGAATCAAAGCAGAGCCAATCATTTGGTAAAAAACGTGTATCAAGATCAAAGCGGTTTAAAATATACAAATCAACATCCTAATGCAACACAAGCAGTTGGTGGTATAGATGATTTATTAAACGCTAAAGGAAAGGGAACTGGTGGAAGTTTTGACACTGAAAATGGAGGTAGTTACATTGATGTAAACGGTTTACCAGAAATTATTAACAGTGGTCGGAAAGCCATTTATAATGTAAACCAATATACACCAGAAAAAAAATACGATTGCTTTATTTAACAAACAAAAAATAAAATAAGTGGGTATATTTGAATCAATAGTTCGAAAAATTCTAATTGAAAGTGCTCAGGTTGGTGACATTATTCAAGCCATAAATAACAAAAAAAAGGTTAAGATCAACTATTTAGGGGATAATAATATCCCTAAAGGAGAACGAATTATCCAAACCTATGTAGTCGGCAAAACCAAACGTGGTAATTTAGCCATAAGAGCATATCAAGAACAGGGTTTTACAGCCACAATCACACCAGGTTGGAAAATCTTTCTATTGAATAAAATCGCAGAATGGAACGAACTTGAAGACACATTTGAAATTAGATCAGATTATGCGCAAGGCGACAAAAATTTCCCAACAATCACCCACAAAGTCTAAAAAGACAAAAAAAGAACAAGTTAAGCCATCGTTAATTAATGATATACTACCATTGTTAGATGAAGATGTAATTGAACATGAATTTAATGATTTTAAAGATGATTTTATTGATGGTGATTTAGAATTATTAGAAGAAGAATATGAAAATTATGAAGGTGTTGTGGTTGATGAAAATTTTTTACTAACTGTTTCAAATCAAGAAAAAATAGAAGCAATTGAACAAGTAAAAAAAGAAAAAATTAACACTGAGCACCCAATGGAAAGTTATTTAAAAAAATTAATAAAAGAAGTGTTAATAAACGATTTTTTACCAATTTTAAAACAACATTTAAAAAAAGAATAATATGGATGACGTAATGGACAGGTTTTTAGGCCAATTCGCCAAGAACAAAAATATTAAATTCGAAGAAACTTCGGAGCCAATAAAGACAATAGTTGAAGAAAAAGAAAATATTAATTTTGATGTCAATAGTTTATTAAAAGAAGGGCGAACAAAGCGTCATTCAATATTAGATGACATTAATCCAATTATAACCGATGAAGATTATAAAAATTTTAACGAACTTAACGAAGTTGCAGTTAAACATAATAGTAATTCCAATTTAAGTGAAAATCGGATTAGAGAAATAATGCAAGAGGAATTAACTGAATTTTTTAAATCTAAATATGTCTTAACAGAATCGTTAGACACCGAGATAATTTATTTTAAAGTTGGTGATTCATTGTTTAAAGGGGAATTAAAACTTGTTAAATAATCACTATTGTTAATTATAAATTGTTTAACGTTTAATAACTCATCATCATCAAGATTAAACCATTCACCATTAAGATTATTTTTATATAAAACATGGTGTAAAAACTTTTCAATTTTTTTTGGATGTTTAACTCCATAAATAAAATCAAAATTCCACTTGAAAGGTAGTTTTACATTAAAAATTGCATTCCGATCATCAATATTTTTTGTCCTACCTATTTTGTAGCCTAATTTTGAATAAATAATATAAATAAATTTCATGTTAAATTCTATATTATTTATTATTCCGAGGCTCAATAAATCTTCAATTGAATTTAACAATATGGTTTTTTTATCTTGTACTAAAAGCCATTTTCCCCAAGTTTTAAAACAAACGATTTGTTTTTCAATTTCGCCGTCCAATTCAACATCATACTCCCAATAAGATAATACGAATTTAGCATTATTTAATAGTTTAAATCCTGCCAGCATTTTATTGGCAGTATATTCATATTGAAATCCACATTTTAATAAAAAGGATTGACTTATTTTTTTCAACTTTGATTATATTTGAAAAAAAAATATAAGAAAAATGTCAAGTGGTATCAAAAGAATTTTATTAATTACTTTGAAAGATGCAAACAGCGGTATTAATAAATACCGAATGTTAGACCCCCATATAAAATTACAAAATCTTTACCCTAAAGATTATTTTATAGAAATTGGTGAAGATATAGACATATTAAACACTGAAAAAGTAAAACAATTCGATGCAGTTTTTTATCATGTTGCAATTGAACAAGCAGAGCAATTTTCAACTCAAACTCAAATGTTGAAGGATAAAAAAATTGTTAAATTGATTATGGATGTAGATGATTGGTGGGAGTATCACCCAAGTCATCCATATTATAAAATGTCCAAACAAATAAATTTAAAAGAAAAAACAATTAAAGCTTTACGAAAAGCAGACTATATAACCACTACAACTGAACACTTTGCAAAAAAAATAAAAACTTTTAACAAAAATGTTTTTATAATTCCAAATTGTATAAACTTTAAAGAAAAACAATTTCAATTAACAAAACACGAAAATTCAGAATTATTAAATATTGGTTATGTTGCAGGAGTATCACACCTTGAAGATATAAAACTATTACGCGGTGTATTAACATCGTTGGAAAAAAAACCAACTCAAATGCAGTTATGTGGATTTAATGTTCGAAAAGATAAAGAACTAAATTCTACTTGGCATAAAATGGAAGTTGAATTTACAGATAATTACAATTTGAAGGATAAATTATACGTAGATTATTTAATGGAGTTTAAGTTTGACCCTTTTCCAAGAGAACCTTATATGGAGTATAAAAGGGTGTGGACACAACCTATTAATACTTACATGACAATGTACGACGAATTAGATTTATGTTTGGCTCCACTAAAAAACTATGAGTTTAACAGTTATAAAAGCAATTTAAAACTGTTGGAAGCAGGGGCTAAAAAGAAACCAATTATTGTAAGCGGAGTTACACCTTATTTGGACGGCGAACATTTAAAAAATTGTTTGATTGTAGATGCAAAAAAAGAACATAAATTGTGGATTAAATATGTTAATCAAATGGTGGATAATTCACAAATGAGATTAGATTTTGGAGAGAATTTATACGAATATGTTTTAAATAACTTTGATCTGGAAAAGATTACAGAAAAAAGAGCAGAATTTTACAATAAATTTTTTGAAAATTCGAAAATTTGATTTAACTTTGCAAAAAAACTGTTATGATATTTACAAACCGAAATTTAAATTATGTTAACGCACCTTCGTTTTTGAATCCGCAAACGAAAAAACCTATTAAACCTGAGCAATGTATCTTTTTAGATGTTGAAACGGTATCAGGTGAAAAATCATTTGATGATCTTCCAAGTGATTTACAGTTAAGGTGGGTCAACAAAGTTGAAAAATGGATCAAATATAGCGATTCATCTAAGGCAAAAATCTTAGATGCGGTATTCCAAGAATTTGAATCACAAGAAAATAATTTCGATTCGAAATTGTTGTTTGATATTTACAAAAAATATCAAAATTCAAATCCAACCGAACAATACAGTCAAATTGCAGGTTTGTACCCTGAATTTGGTAAGATTGTTTGCATATCCGTTGGTTATTATAAAGATAACGAATTTCAAAAAATTACTTTTGTTGGTGATGAGTATAGTTTACTTTCTAACTTCCAATTTGGAATAAATAAAATATATGAGAGATTAAATAATACATATGGAGACGTTTGGGTTGTAGGACATAATGTGTCTTTTTTCGATGTTCCATATATAACTAAAAGAATGGCTATAAATGGATTATTAACACCGTCTTTTTTACACCAACCATTCCTTCAACCTTGGAATAAAAAAATAATAGATACAGCCACAGAATGGCGTGTCGGAAACACAACTGGGGATGCCACATTAGAAACTATTATGATAGTTTTAAATATGGAAAACCCAAAAAATTCAGTCGTTAATGGTGAAAAAATGTCAGAATATTACTACTCCGATGTTTGTGATATAAATGTAATTGCTGATTATTGTGAGAATGATGTGCAATCAGTTAAAAATTTATTCGTATATTTACAAAACTTAAAAGTTTGTAATATATGAATGTTTTAATTAAGAAATTGTATCCCGAAACTAAAATTCCAATCCGCGCAAACAGTAGTGATGCTGGCTTAGATTGTTTTGCTCACTGGGAAAAAATAACCGATCAATATGTTGAATATGGTTTAGGGTTTTCACTTGAACCCCCAGAAGGGTGGTGTACACTAATATTTCCACGCAGTTCTATTTCAAAATACGATCTTATACTCGCTAATTCAGTCGCAATTATAGATCAAGGGTATCGTGGGGAACTCCTGTGTAGATTCAAAAAAACTAAAGAACATGGAAAATATTATGAAGTCGGGGATAGGATTTGTCAAATGATTTTTTATCAATATCCGAAATTGCAATTGGAGATTGTAGAAGATTTAGATTTTACAACTGATCGTGGAGGCGGTTTTGGTTCAAGCGGCAAATGAGGGTTCAAGTAAATGAAATTGGAAAAATTTTAAACGAATCTAAAGAAAGATTGGTTATAATAGGTCAACCCAAAGGAGTTGGGTTAACCACATCTTTAATTGAATTTTTCACTGAAAAATTATTTTTTGAAGAAAATTTTAGTGTTTTTTTGTTAGTTGACAATATAAGAACAAAAAGCGAAATTGCAAATATGTTAGAAGAATTTTTATATTCTGCTTATGAATATAATACTAAATTTAACTATTCTAATAATGTTATTAAAGTATATAATAATATTTTGGCGATAATCTCTTATACTGACAGCGATTTAGCAATAATTGAAGATGTTAATAGTAATTTTAAATTTCAATACGGAGTTATTGAAAAAGACGACGACAATGAAATGTTAAACTACTATTTAACAGAATACTTACCAAATATTTGTAATAGAATTATAGTTGCGACTTACGATAAAGAGGATAGTATTTTTTACATGGTAGAAGATGAAAATGTATTAAAACTAATAGTATTTTCAGAGTTATCAAAAAAAAACATTCAGATGTTAAATCGAATGTCTGATTACACATTAGATTTTGAAAAAATTACAAAAGGCTATTTTAACCATGATTAAATTTAATAAAAATAGTAATATATTTGATTATGATATATTAGAAGTTGTAGAATGTATAAAAAAAGAAAACAGAACAGGAAAAAGGGCATTTATTTTTGATTCAAATTTTTCCGCTGTCCACTTCTTTAACTATTTTATAGAGTCATTAGAGCAAGAAGAAGAAAAAAAATATGAATGTGAATTAATTCGTTCTTATTTATTAAGTCGAATAAAAGGGTCACCAGCCAGTTTTAACGATGCAGTAGACGAAGCCTTTTCGTTATTGGAGTTAGACGACAATATTAAACAAATATTTGCACAAACAACACCACAAGTTATTTGCGCGTTTTTATATAACAATTTGGCAAAATTAATTTTTGACGAATTTTTCTTCTTTTATGATAAATCTCCGACGCTTAGTAATATCGTTAAAGAATTAAAAATTGATAATGTCGAACAAATTTTATATGAAATAACGTTAGCAGTTTCATATAAAATAAAAAGATCATTAAAAGATATTCTAATATTACCTGAAACAATAGAAATAACAACACAAGATTTAGAAAATTTTGTTAAGTGTCCACAAGATTTGAAAGAATGCATTGATTGGTTGATTAATGCAGTTGAAACTAAAAGTACGAAATTTAAAATGTTACCATTGGAAGAAAATAGTTCTACCGATGTTTTAACTTGTGGGTTATTTGGAGAAGTAAACCATATTCTTTACTTTGGCTGGTATTTACATTATGATAAATCGCCATTGAGAAAATGGTTCAAAAAAGAAAGGAAGATTACTGATCCTTATTATATTTCTTATTATATAATAAGAAATTTCGTAAATTTTTTATTACTAAAAAAATCAATAGAAAATGGAATATAAAGTAAACGCCAGCACAACTACTACTACATCTGAAAAAGTTAATGAGTTTTTAGATTCTTTAAGTTCAGAATCACTGTTGAAAGAATCTGAAACACCAGTTGAAATTTCTTTTGAAGTATTATTACAAAAAACAGCAAATAAATTATTTGGAATTTTTTCTAAAATGTATTATGATGTTTTGAGTGATGAAAAACGTTTGGAACTTTTAGAATATTGTATTACAATATACACTGGGGTAAAACGCAATACCTTTGCCAATTTTAGTGCTCTGGGTTTGAGATTGCAGAGTAAAGACGATGCAATGCGTTATTTTTTAATTCATTTAATAATTTTAATTGCGGAAAAAGAAGAAAAACGACCGTTAGAGATAGTCCAAAACGTTTGCAATGGTATTTTAAGTTATAAAGAAAAAAATAAGTTTATAATTAAACCTATTAATGCAACATCTAAAATACCAGCAACGCAACAATTATTTGTTAGAATAGACGATTATTTAATTAATCTAAAAGAGAACCCCTTAGATATACAACTTTTAGTTGGGTTATTAGTCCAATTAATCTTATTGGACATGTGTGATGAATATATAAAATAAAGGCGGTTTACCAACCGCCTTTATTTTTATTGCATAAGGTTATTTCAAACCTTTGAGGCTTTTTACCTCAGTTCTAAGGCTTTTTACCTCAGATTGAACTTTACCGTGGTCAAGTAATTGCCAGATAGCAGTTGCAACGGACATTAAAATACCAATAACCATATTAACAGTTTCTTGGTCTTTCCATCCAAATGCTACTACAATAGCACCAGCAACCATAAGAACTTGTCTAAGAATGTCTAATGAAAACCAATTCATAATTTTAATTTTTTGTCTTATATTTGTTTGTGTAAAAATACTTAAATAAATATGCTATATTTTTATTCAACGAGAAAAAAGGATGAAAAAAATTATAATAAGATTTTAAAATCTTGTAAAACTAATGTAAAAATACATGAATTTGAAAATGAAGGGACACACTCTTTGACACAATGTTATAATTTAGCTTTAAATTTATGTGAAGAAAACGAAATTTTAGTTTTAGCCCATGATGATGTAGAGTTAGAATATGGGTGGGACGAAAAAATAATCGAAATTTTTGAAAATACTGATTATGGTATTGTTGGCGTTGCTGGTACTACTTCATTAAACAATAGTGGTGTGTGGTGGGAGAATCGTGCAGATTTAGCAGGTATAGTTTCACATCAGAAAATAGTTAACAATAAACCAGTTAAATACGATACAAAATTTTCTGAGGCGCAAAATTTTGTTATGAGTGTTTGTTGTGTGGACGGCGTATTTATTGCGTTAAAAAAAGATCGTATTAAACATCAATTTAACGAAAAAATTGGCGGCTTCCATTTTTATGATATAAGTTTTTGTGTTGATAATTTTCTTGCAGGAGTAAAGATTGGTGTAACAACTTCTTTTAAAATACATCATTTAAGTGTTGGGCAGTTAAGCCCACAATGGCAAACAACCAGAAACTTATTTTTAAGTGATTATGGAAAAAATTTGCCAATAAAAATCAATCCTAACATTGACGATTTAGTTAAAAAAATACCTTCCAATGTACAACCTGTAACAGTGGGTGTTATTATTTTAACCAAAAACAAAATTGATTATTTAATCAAATGTATTTCAAGTTTAATTGAAAAAACATCTGAAAATATAAAACTTAAAATTATAGTGGGGGATACAGGGTCAACTGATAAATCTTTAAAAGAATTAGAAAATTTCATCAACAATTATGATTTTAAAGCAAATAACATATTGATAGAACATTTACCCTTTTATAATTTTGCGAAAAATAACAATGTTATTTGTAGAAAATATTTAACACAATGTGAATTGCTTTTGTGTTGTAATAATGACATTGAGTTAATTAATAATGCTCTTGATTCTATGGTAGAGACTTACCAGAGAAACCCTTATAAATGCGGTACAATCGGTTGTAGGCTACTTTATCCAAATTTACGGGTTCAACATGGAGGGATCGTTATTTATGGTGACAAACAAGTAATAAAAGGGGCAACTCATTTTGGATTAAAAAGTTATTATTCTGCAAAAACTAAACTTGATAAAAATATTTTAGGTTGTACTGGGGCGTTTCTGTTAATTAAAACACAATTATTTTTAGATTTAGGTGGATTTAATGAAAATACCACAGAATGTTTCGAAGATGTAATTTTAAACATTGAAACGAGAAGCAAAAAAAACAAAGTTAATTATTATCAAGGTGATGCTGCCTGTTTTCATCACGAATCTTTAACAAGAAATGAAAGCCCAGATCAAACAAAAAGAATCAAACATGATTTTAATCATGTATTGATGCCAAAAATAATTCAATATAAAAAAACATTAAAAGATTATATTATAATAATATGAGAGCGTGTATAACAATTAACGATGTAATTAGAAGATTTTATGACACTTTTAGTGAAGTGTATGAAGTTTACCTAAATGAAGAGCTTGATTTCGAAGAAAGTTTAGGTGATAATAATTTCGAATTTAAAGATATAGATGAAGCAGGTGAGTTAATCAATAGTTCGTCTATTAACAAAGTTGAAAGAAAATGTTTAAATTTGAGTGGTATTAATGATCCAATGTATTTAACATCAAAATTTGAATTTATTGATTCTGATAATTTTTTTGATTTTTTATATAGTACAATGGCATTTGAAATTTTTGCAAAAACAGCAATTAAATATAAAACAGCAATTGAAGATTTTCACAATTTAATGACATTTTTTAAAGAACATGGAATAGAAGTTGATTTAGTTTCAGTTGAGCATAATAATAGTAAACCTGCAACATTGTTTTTTCTTTCAAGAGAAAAATGTAAATTAAATAATTTAAGATTTCTTTCAAATTATGAAAAAATTTGGGATGATTATCAAATTGTAATTACAGCAGAACCATATATAATCGAAAATAAAAGACCGAGAAGAAAATTAATTAAAATTAAAACACCTCAAAATGAGCACTTATCACAAGGAATTGCAGTTGATAATCTACAAGAAGCACTAAAAATATTAAAAAATGGAGACAACATCGCCAACAAATAAAGAGATAATAACACTTTTAAAAGAAGTAAAAGATTCAATAATTGACAAAAAAAGTCGTTTATTTTTCTTTGTAGCAGACACAAATGGAACTCCAATGGGGTCTATTGAGTATATATACAAAATTGCAAAACAATTGGAAAGAGACGGGTATTCCGTTATAATGTTACACGAAAAAGAAAAATTTATTGGTGTAGAAGCGTGGTTAGGTAAAGAATACTCAGGTATGAGACACGTTTCATTATCAAGTATGAATGAAAATCCAGAATTTAAAATAAACGGATCAGATTTCTTTTTTATTCCTGAATTGTATGCCGACTTTATTAAAAAATTAAAAGAGAGTAAACTACCGTCAGAAACAGTGGTTTTATGCCAATCGCATTCATTTATTTTTAAATATTTAAACGCAGGTGAAAATTGGAGTTACTTTGGTGTTGAAAATGTAATAACGACATCAGAAAAAATGAAGATGTTTTTAGAAGAATACCAACCAGTTAAAAATATCCACATTATTAACCCAACTATAAGTAAAGATTTTTCGCCGTCCACCCTACCACAAAAACCAATAATATCAATCATTAGTAGAAATACTGATGATATTGAACGAGTTGCAAAATTATTTTATCAAAAATATCCAATGTATAGTTGGATTAGTTTTAAAACCCTTGGTAATATGAAAAAAGCAGATTTTGCATCTGCTTTAAAAGAGACTTTTTTAGCCGTTTGGTTGGATGACTATGCAACTTTTGGTACTTTTCCGTTAGAAGCAATGGCGAGTGGGGTACCAGTTATGATAAAGATTCCAGATTTGATTCCAGAATGGGCAGAAAAAACAGAAGAAAATAATATAACTTTAGCGGATAACGCTATCTATGTTTCAAATATTTTAGCAATGCCCGATTATATTGCTAAATTTGTAGAAGCATGGTTATTAGACGATGTTCCAGAGACATTGTATAATAATATGAAAGACACCCCAAAAAATTATTCAGAAGAAAATTCAAGGGAACAGGTAAGCAGAGCATTTAACAACATATTTCAGAATAAAATAAAAAAATTGGACGCAACCATTGAAAAATATGAAACTAACGATAATAACACCAATCCATAAATTAGATATTGAAAGAGACATTTTAGAAACAATGTTTGAATCAGTATCAAAGCAAACTGACAAGGAATTTAATTTTGTAATTGCATCTTTTGACAGATATAAAAGTCAAATTATCAATGCAAACTCACATAACGTAAAGTTTGATTTTTTATCTTTACCAGATGAATTACATGATATTTATCCAAATTATACTGAAATTATAAATTTCGCCGTCCACACCATCAACACCCCATATTTTACAATATTACAATATGATGATGTGCTAAATAATAGTTTTGTTAAAAACGTACATACATATACAACAGCGTATCCAACAGTATCTGTATTTTTACCAATAGTGTTAGAATTTGACGGCAATAGTTTTGTAAGGAGTGTAAATGAAGCAGTTTGGAACATTGATTATACTGCTAAACAAGGCTATTTAGATTTTGACACACTAAAAAAAATGAATATATTTTCTTTTGTTGGGGCAATATATAAAACAGAAG